AAACCATCCGAAGTCCGTCCTGCCAATCATCCGAATCCTTCCTCCTTAGTCTATAGACTAAGGAAGGATCGGATGGCGGACGGATCGGATGATCAGGATCGGATAGGGATTTTGGGGTTGGGCTGTTGTTTGGTGAAGAAGGTAAGAAATGATTGAAATAAGGATAGAAATGAAGATTGTCTCAACTGCGAACTTAAGACTACATTGGGCTGTTAAGGCTCGTTTGGCGAAAAGTCAACGGCAAAAGGCGTTCAACGCCTTGGCATCTGTGGCTACGCCGCCACCATTACCCTTGACCTTGGTGCTAACGAGGATTGCGCCCAGACAGTTGGATGGTGATAACTTGCAGTCGGCGTTCAAAGCTACCCGTGATGGTGTCGCTGATTGGCTGGGAATAGACGATGGGCATAAACAGCTTGATTGGCAGTACAGGCAAAGAAGCGGTGGTGCGAAAGTGTATGCGGTTGAGTTGGAGGTGATATGAGAGGCAGACCATGCAGAACGGATACTGTCTGGTTTAAGCGCAAACTCGGAGCATCCGAACGCAAAATCCTTTTGGTCGCTGGCCGTGGTGATCTAACCCAAGGTTGGCATTCGTTGCTAGAAATCTATCAGAAACTATGGAACAACGGATACAGACCCAAGGACGATCTGGACGATTTCTTAGGCGTTGCCCCGTCTGAGCCAGAAAAACCTGTTGTAGGCGGTTTTAATGCGGTTTGAGAGGGTTTTAACGAACTATTCTCCGTCTGGTGTTAGGTATGGCAGAAATGCACCATCCGACCCTTCCCCTTTTCCGTTTCCCGACCGACTGGTCGGTCAATTAATTCGAGTTATCCACAGGCCAGATGACCAGTTATCCACAATTGCTGTGGACTGTGCAAGAACGCAACACAATTCCATGTATAACCTGTGCATAACCACAAAATAACTTTACATAATGAACATAGTATTAAGTAGACTGCCAAAACTGTTAGGGTTTTCCCGTGGTTTTTGGTTTTTCGGTGGGGGGGAGGGGGTCGGTCGTTGCCAGAGTTTTTGTGGGAGCCCCCTCCCCTCACAAAAAGGTAAAAGGAGTAAAATTTTGTTATGAGTGAACTCGAATTGAAAAAAAAGGTTGGCAGACCGAAGGGCGTGAAGAAACTCACCATCCAGCGGTGGGCGGCGAACCCGTCCCTGTCTTTGCCTAAGACGGATCACCAGAGGATCAAGGAGTTGAAAGACCTGATGATCAATTCTGGTGGAAGGGATGTAGCGCAGAAGGTGATCGAGATTGCGTTGAATGATGACCACCCTGGTCAAATGGCGGCGCTGAAGATGTGTTTGGATCGGACGTTACCGATCACCTTGTTTGACAAGGAAGCCAAGCAGAGGAATGCGGTAACGATTAACATCACGGGCATTGGCGAGATCAATCACGCCCAAACAATAGATGCTGAAGATGTGGAGGTAAAAGATGACTGACTGGATTAATCAATACCAAGAATTTACTAAGACTCCTTGGAGTCCTACGACTTTGCCGCCTAGCGAAGAGCCAAAATTCCGCAACTGGTTGCAAAGCACTCAGTTATTTAACTCTATTAAGGGCGATATTGCGGCTGAGAACAAGATGCCAGTAGACAAGATGGACAGCAATCGGGTGATTGATATGCTTCTCAAGAACTCTGATTACGATTACAGGGGTGCATACAAGGCTGGTATGCAAGAAAGCATTAGCAAAACCGACAACAGACCACACTTCTTTTCGTCAACGCCAGAGGGAAAGATGCTAAAAGACCCAACCCATCCTACGGCATGGAAAGAGTTTTTTATGCGCCAATATAGAGTTGATCCTGACAATCTTGGTTTGGACACGCTAGACAAGGCTATAAATTGGAGCAAGTCTTCTGGTGAAGTAGAAAACCCATTTTATAAAGACCCATTTTCATCCCCTGACTATTCAATCGAATGAGCGATCTAAACTTCTCCCTTCTCCCTTGGCAACAGGATGTTTTTGCTGACAAGACGAGGTTCAAGGTTGTTGCGGCTGGAAGGCGTTGTGGCAAGTCTAGGTTGGCGGCAACGACATTGATTATTGAGGCGTTGAAGTGTCCACAGGGATCAGCTGTGCTGTATGTGAGTCCTACTATGGGGCAGTCTAGGCAGATCATTTGGGATTTGTTGTTGGACATTGGTAGAGAGGTGATCCAAGGTAGTCATGTAAACAACTTGGACATCACGATGATCAATGGCGCAAAGATTTACGTCAGAGGTGCAGACAGACCAGACACTCTCCGTGGTGTCAGCTTGACCTATGCTGTACTGGATGAGGTAGCAGACATTAAGCCTGAAGCGTGGGAGCAAGTTATCAGGGCATCGCTGTCTGACCGCAAGGGTAGAGCGATGTTTATTGGGACACCCAAAGGGAGGAATTGGTTCTATGACCTTTTCAAACTTGGCGAGACTGAGGACGATGCTGATTGGAAGTCTTGGCACTTCACTACCAAAGACAACCCCTTGATTGACCCAACTGAGATTGAGTCTGCCAAGAAAACCTTGTCTACATTTGCTTTCAAGCAAGAATACATGGCTAGTTTCACCAATGCTGGTAGCAATGTATTTAAGGAAGAATGGATTAAGTACGGGGAAGAACCTCAGTACGGCAGTTACTACTTAGCGATTGACTTGGCAGGGTTCGAGGAAGTTGCCAAACAAGCCGCTAATTCCAAGAAAAGACTAGACCAGACTGCTATTGCTGTGGTGAAAGTTACAGATGATGGTAAATGGTTTGTCAAAGAGATTGTGTTTGGTAGGTGGGACATCCGTGAGACTGCGGCAACCATCCTGATGAAGATGCGAGATTACAGACCTTTGGCAGTAGGCATAGAGCGAGGTGCGTTAAAAAATGCAGTTTTGCCGTATCTTTCTGACCTTATGCGTAAAAATAATGTATATTCGCACATAGTTGACTTAACGCATGGCAACAGGAAAAAGGCTGACAGAATTATCTGGAGCCTCCAAGGTCGATTTGAGCATGGACGTATTGTGCTGAACTCTGAGGAGGATTGGGATGAATTTAAAGATCAACTTCTACTTTTCCCAGCCATTGGAGTGCATGATGACTTGCCAGATGCGCTAAGTTACATAGATCAATTGGCTGTTACCTCGTACTTTGAGGATGACCAAGAAGATGAGTGGGAGCCTATAGATATAATTTCTGGTGTTTGAGGATAACAAATGGCAACAGACAAAGAAGTAAAGATCGAAGATCAAGGTAGTTACGATGAGCCTACACAGGCTGACAAAGACTTAACTGCCTTTGTTGTTGACCATTGTGATCGTTGGCGTGATTACAGAAATACCAACTTCCTTCCCGATTGGCTAGAGTACGAGCGCATCTTCCGTGGTGAATGGGCAGTAGAAGATAAAACCCGTGAATCAGAGCGTAGCCGCATTGTTACCCCAGCGACTCAGCAAGCTGTTGAGACTCGCCATGCTGAGATCATGGAAGCAATCTTTGGTCAAGGCGATTTCTTTGACATTGAAGACAACATCCAAGATGTCAATGGCAACCCTATAGATGTGGAGATGATTAAGCGTCAACTCACAGAAGACTTCAAGAAAGACAAGATTAGGAAAGCGATTGATCAGATTGAACTGATGGCTGAAATCTATGGCACAGGCATAGGTGAAGTTGTGGTGATGACTGAGACAGAGTATGTTCCTTCAACTCAGCCGATACCAGGCCAAGCTGGGCAAGCGGCTATTGGAGTGTTAGAGAGAGAACGCATTGCGGTCAAGATTTCTCCTGTAAACCCAAAGAACTTTTTGTTCGACCCCAACGGAACTAGCGTAAGTGACTGTATGGGTGTGGCGATAGAGAAATATGTCTCTATCCATAAAATTGTCCAAGGCATTGAGGCTGGTATCTATCGCAAGGTAAACATTACCACTTCTGGTGACGATTCTGACCTTGAGCCTACCCAAGAAGTAAGCCAATACCAAGATGAGAAAGTCTTGTTGTTGACCTACTATGGCTTAGTGCCAAGGGAATACCTAGAGAATTTAGAAGAAAACAAAGAGATTGTTGACCTTTTCCCAGATAACTCTGAGGCAGATGAATATGCTGATTTGGTAGAAGCTATTGTTGTCATTGCCAATGATGGTCAACTGCTAAAGGCTGAAGCGAATCCCTACATGATGAAGGATCGCCCCGTCTTGACCTATCAAGATGACACAGTTCCCAATCGTTTGTTGGGCAGAGGCACAGTAGAAAAAGCGTTCAATATGCAAAAGGCTATTGACGCACAGACTCGTAGCCACTTAGATTCCCTTGCACTTACCACTAGCCCAATGATTGCTATGGACGCTACTCGTTTGCCAAGAGGAATGAAGTTTGAGGTAAAGCCAGGCAAGGCAATCCTTACCAATGGCGCACCTTCAGAGATTCTTTACCCCTTCAAGTTCGGTCAAACTGACCCAAACAACTTGGCAACGGCTAAAGACTTTGAACGTATGTTGTTGCAAGCTACTGGAACATTGGATTCCCAAGGCATGATCAGCAATGTGGCTCGTGATGGTGGTCAAGGCGGTATGTCTATGGCTGTCGCTTCTATCATTAAGAAGTACAAGCGCACTTTGGTGAACTTTCAAGAAGATTTCTTGATCCCGTTCATCAAGAAGGCGGCTTTCAGATTCATGCAGTTTGATCCAGAGCGCTATCCTTCTGTGGATATGAACTTCATACCTACGGCAACGCTTGGAATTATTGCTAGAGAGTATGAGCAACAGCAGTTTATTGGCTTGTTGCAGACTCTGGGGCCGAATACCCCCGTCTTGCCTGTGATCTTGAAGGGCATTTTGGCTAATTCGAGCCTATCTAATAGGATGGAACTGATTGCTATGTTGGAGAAGATGGCTCAACCTGATGAGCAAGCACAACAAATGCAACAAATGCAACAACAATTGGCAATGCAAGCGGCTCAAGCGCAGATTGCGGTCAATACTACTCAGGCAGAACAGAATCGTGCAGAGGCTACCAAGTTGTCTGTCGAGGCTCAGTTGATGCCACAAGAAGTTCAAGCCAAGATGAGTGCATCTTTGACCAAGAACCTACCCAATGAGGCTGATGCCAACCAAAGGGAGTTTGATAAGAGAGTCAAGATTGCTGATTTGATGCTCAAAGAAGCTGACATCAAGAATAAGAGCAAGATTGTTGAGTTACAGATGGCTGATAAGCGTGGACAGGTAGAGAATGACTTTCTAGACAGGCTTTCTAAGGAACTTTCCTAATGGATATTGGTGATTTAGAGCGAAAACTAGGCATTGATGGCCTATCTGCTGATGAGCAGATGGAGTTAGTTGGTGCTTTGCAAAAATCAGCACAAACACGACTAGAAATTGCTAACCAAGAGGCTATTGGCAAAAGTACAGAGGTTGTTATCCAAGGTTTGAAGAAGATTAAGAGCGACTTGGAGACAAGGTTTACCCAATTAAATGCCACCATTGAGTCAAAAGCCTCTAGTTTGAGGGATGGCAAAGATGGTAAGGATGGCAAAAATGGCAAAGACGGACTTGACGGAAAGCAGGGCTTACAAGGTAGCAATGGTCAGAATGGTCGAGATGGGCGTGATGGCTTGGATGGGACTGATGGTATTAGTGTCACCTCTGCTCGTATTGATTTCGATGGTAGCCTTGTTATTGGCTTGTCTAGTGGTGCTGAACTCAATGTTGGTGAGGTTGTTGCTCCTGATCTTGCAGAATCCATCAAGGTTATTACTAATGGTGGTGGCACTTCTCAGTCTGTACTCGATAGCATAGCAAGTCTTCAGTCTCAAATTACGGCTATGGCTGGATTTGTGAATTATGAAGGCACTTGGAACGCATCAACAAACACACCTACTCTTGCCTCTAGCGTTGGCACAAAGGGAGACTACTATGTTGTCTCTGTTACAGGAACAACAAACTTAAATGGTGTTACTGCTTGGACGCAAGGCGATTGGGCAATATTTAATGGCTCTGCTTGGGAGAAGGTTGACAATACTGACCTTGTAACTTCTGTGGCTGGTCGCACAGGTGCTGTTACTCTGACAACGGCAGATGTAAGTGGTTTGGGTACGATGTCTACCCAAAATGCTAGTTCTGTGGCTATTACTGGTGGCACTGCAACTTTTACAAGTCTTACAACCCCTACTGTTCAAGCAACAAACTCAAGTGGTTTAAGTCTTAAAAACTCTGCTGGCACAACCCAACTTAGCATGGGTGGTGGTGGTGGAGACAATTTATCTCTGAATGTATCAACAAATATCAACGGCACAAACGCACAAGTAGACATAAGCCCAACTGGTACGGGTCATGTGCATATAAAGCCTACTGGTGTTAACTCTATTGAAATTGCTCCTACTTATGTTGGCGATATAGACAACATGATAATAGGTGCAGTAACACCTAAGAATGGTAGTTTTGTAGATTTAAGCGTAACTGGAACAACAAGTTTTGATGGTAGCCAAGGAACTTCTGGACAAGTTTTAACTTCTGCTGGCTCTGGAAATACACCAACTTGGTCTAATATTCCTACACTTAACCAAAATACGACAGGAACTGCGGCATCAACCCCTAAGTTACTGACAACCAACTTCACGATTGAGGAATCAGGTGGCAAGTTGCTGTTTAAATATGGTGCAACTACAATAGCCTCAATGTCTTCAACTGGAGTG